ATATGTGGGCGAATAAAGTTCCCGCCGATAAACCAGCAATCATTCCTCACCATAGACACCCATTCTCATACTTGACTGGTATCTACTATCTCACTAATGGGGAAACTATCTTTGAAGACCCTGTACGAGAACGTGCTTTTGGTAGTATTGCGGTTGTTAATGAAGCTGACCCCCATTTCAATATTCAGACTGCTAGTGTAGAATGTCCTCCTGGAACACTTCTCATCTTCCCCAGTTACCTCATCCATGCTGTTGACCAATATGTACGTGGTGACAGATGGACCATTGCCTTTAACATTATGCCTTCGGGCGACGTGAACAAGTCCTTTGCAACTGTAGGCGCACATTATGAAATCAGTGAATTCCCTGAAGACCCCTCTTAGGTATCCTGGAGGAAAGTCTCGTGCCATTAACAAGATGGCACAGTTTCTCCCAGACATGAGTCAGTACAAGTCCTATCGCGAACCATTCCTCGGCGGCGGTTCTATGGCGCTGTACATGACTCGCACCTATCCGCACCTTGAGGTGTGGGTAAACGACCTCTACGCCCCTCTGGTGACCTTCTGGCAGACTCTTAGGGATGAAGGAGAAGAACTTGCTGAGCATCTGGCAGACCTCAAGACACGCTATCCTAGTCCTGACAAGGCACGGGTACTGTTTGAAGAATCGAAAGAACACCTGGCTCAGACAACTACAATGAAGACCACGCCTTTCGAGAAGGCAGTGTCTTTTTACATCCTTAACAAATGTTCTTTCAGTGGTCTGACCGAATCTTCTTCGTTTAGTAAGCAGGCATCAGATTCAAACTTCTCGATGCGTGGTATCGAAAAACTTCCAGAGTATTCTAAACTAATTAAGAACTGGAACATTACCAATTACAGTTATGAAAAACTCTTCAGCGAATCCGTTTCAACATTTCTCTACCTCGACCCCCCCTACGACATTAGAGATAACCTTTATGGAAGGAAAGGCGATATGCACAAACGCTTCGACCACGATGCTTTTGCTGCCGATTGTTCTAGGAGTTCTGGTGCTCAACTCATATCTTATAATTCGTCTCAACTTGTTAAGGACAGGTTCAAAGACTGGAAGACAGGAGAGTTCATCCACACCTACACCATGAGGTCTGTGGGTGAGTACATGAAAGACCAAGAAGAACGTAGAGAGTTGTTGTTGTTTAACTATGAGACGGCGCACAAGAATATGGCGAGTGTGGGCGAAGGCACTCGGGGAGAAGCAGGGGTCAAGTGACAGAGAGGCAGATGCAGTGGCTCGCATACGGTCTTTTATATTTCTCTCTTATCTCATTACTAATTGTTTTATTATTAGCGGAGTGATTCGGCATTGGAACTGAAAGATTGGTTGAATTCTATCAACTCAAATAAGAAGAACTTGATGGAGGAAGACCCAACCTCTATCAAGTCTTACCCTCCATTTATTGTGAATAAGTGCATGGCGTATCACATGGATACCATCATGTACGCTAATGCTCTCAATGAGCATCCTCATCTTGATAAGCGTTTGCAATATGAGTTCTTTATAAATACTGTACGTCCTCGGAAGAGATTCTCTCCATGGGATAAAAAACACAAGATGAAAGAGTTGGACCTTGTTAAGCAATATTATGGGTACTCCGATGAGAAGGCTCGGCAAGCACTTAGGATTCTTACCTCAGAACAAATTGATTATATTCGCAACAAATTGAATACTGGAGGAAAAGCATGACCGAACCATTTGAAGTCTCCTGGACAAAGGAAGACATGATTGAAGTAACATTGAGTGAACCTGATGATTTTCTTAAGGTTCGTGAGACTCTGACTCGTATTGGTGTTGCTTCTAGAAAGGAAAAGAAGTTATATCAGTCTTGTCACATCTTGCACAAGAAAGGTCAATATTTTATTGTTCATTTTAAGGAACTGTTTGCACTGGATGGCAAGCGAGCAAACCTTACTAATAATGATGTACAACGTAGAAATAGAATTGTACAACTGCTCAGTGACTGGGGTCTAGTGGGTGTTGTAGTAAAAGAAAATATCGAAGATGCTGCTCCCTTGAGTCAAATTAAAGTTATTTCCTATAAAGATAAGGGGGATTGGATTCTCGAAAGCAAGTATAACATCGGCAAAAAGAAGACACCTTCAGAATCATAAATAGAGCTGCCTTATCTCTATACTAATGCTTGGCAATAAATCCAAAGCAAAGGTAGAAGAGAAAGACGACCAGCATGAAGATAAAAGTGAAGTCCTTGGTAATTTGGTGAAAGTCGTTGTACTTATTTGGTCCGCTTCTCTCCTAACTTTTAGTTACGTTCGCTTACCTAACGGGCAAAAGATTTTAGATTTTGACCCTACCTTTATTGCTTCGGTCTTTTCTGGTTCCTTAGCTGCCTTCGGTTTGTCTCCTGCTAAAGCAGGCGGTGGAAATGGCAGTGCTGCTAAACCAGTGGCAAAGAAAGAACCTGAAGTTGTTTCCGCTATCGAACCAAAGAAAGATGCAAAAACTGATTAACGTCGTAGCACTGCTGTCTGGTCTGACCTCTCTTGGTCTGATTGGTGGCAGTGCTTATGTGCTTCTGAATAAAGATGCACTTATCGAACAAGCAAAGACTGCTGCCAGCAAGGCAGCAACAGAGGCAGTCACAAGCGCCCTCCCAGGGATGCTAGATGCTGCTATGCCTAAGATGCCCGAGGTAACTGGTGGTGCCCTTCCTGCCGCTCCCGAAGTTGGTGGAGGTGCTCCTGCTGTTACTGGTCCCGCTATCCCCTTCTAACCATGGCATTCTGGACGCCTAAGGAAACACCCGTTGAGGAAACACCAATGGAAATGCCAACGAAGAAAAAATCGCCAATAAAGATTGTTGGATTGGCATTAGGTACTCTCGTTGGTGTTGCTCACATTGGAGTCCTTGGGCATCTATTGAATGTTACAAGACCACAGTTTCCTGTTATTAATTTCCCAACAGGGAACTATGCGTCCTATAAAATGAAAGCAGATAGGGAGGGATATATTATAGAATACAAAGCAAATGACCCTGCTATCTTGAACTCCGAGAGACAACTACATCTCAATAAAAAGAACGGTGGATTGTTTGGAGGTGGCGGTGTTGAAATGCGTAGAGAGTATCGTCACGACCAATACACCATGGACGGCACTCGCAACATTGGAGGTGCAATTGATGCTGAGGGAAAGTCCCTTGCAAAAAGCGAAGAGTGCATACGGGCGGACGCTGGAGCACGGTCTCAAGGTGCCCTAGCAGGGACTAGCATCGCTGCTGGTGCTCTCGTGCCTGCCGTGGTCAATATCCCCTATATAGGGTGGTTGGCTGCTGGTTGGGTAACTCTTCTTGGTGGTAGAGTCGGTTCTGATTTAGGTAGTCAAGTTGGTTCTGTATTCAATGATTGTTAATTATGACTACTACAAGAAGGAAAAGGGACAGGGATGCTGAAGGAAAGTTTTTTCTTTATGTTGCATTCCACTCAGTATTAACTGCGATTGCGAATTTATTTAAGGATGATTGATGCCTGAGATTCCCAACATTACTTCCACGGACATCAACATCCGTGGAATTGAAATCCCGAGAGTTATAACTGCTAACGAATATTACACATCAACTCCACTAGCACCACCTGTAGTGGTAAATATTGGTTCGCCCATCGTTGATGTTCCTGGTTGTGTTGAAGCTCACGAAAGTAACAACAAATCTAAAACCGTAGGTCAAGATGATTCGCGAGGATTGGTAACGTATTGCGATAATGGTGTCCCCAGTTATAATCCTATTCAGTATGAACCTAACCAGATGCTGCCCACTCAGCGTCCAGAGGTAGATACAAGGCAACCTAAAGCTCCCGAAGCACCAGACCTACCGATACCTAAAACTCCCCCTGCTACTGCCAAGGTAGATTGTCCTACACCAGCACAGCAGGCAAAGGAACCTGTTGGTACATACATTGAAGGTTTCCGAAAGAAAGTTACTGAGTATCAGCTAGTTGGTAACCAGTGTATTCAGATTACAGAACCTGTGCCTATTCCAGAGCAGATTGTTGCTGGTCTTCCTGCTGCTGGAACAGTAGTAACTACTTCAAGTATTGCTGTAGTGGCTACAGCATCGGCACTTATGGCAAAACCACTTGCAGACATCTTGCTGAAGGTTGTCAAACCAACAGTCAAGAAGGTGATGAAAAAGATTGCTGCTATCAGAGGGAAGACAGTTCCTGTACTGTCCACTGCCGAGCGTAGAAACGAGCAACGGGACCGAAACCGTGCTATAATGGCATTGAGACAAACGCTCAAGCCCAAATGACATACGAAGCAGAAGTTCAATTTAAGTTTGATGCTACGTTCACTCCCACTTATGGGACATCATCTTGGACTGATGATGATTACATTCCTGAAGAGCATTATCTTATCACTGCACCAGCAGCAGACCTTAACGCCAAACAGTATTTCAAACTTTTTGAAAAGTTTCTCCTCTGTGTAGGAATGGATCCTGTTTCCATTCGTAGCGGTGCTATGTCATTG